ATCGATGGATTCGGGGTGTGCTTGTACTTGTTGTCCTGTGCTCATATAATGTTTCCTGACAATGCAGTTGTCAACTTGTTCATGGAATCTCCTTCAAAGCCTCGGTCTTACCACCGGGGCTTTTTCTTTTTCAAAATATTTTTTGAATCTGTTGCACAATCGTATCACAGGTGTGCTACACTTTGTTCAACGCGGCAAAATTTATTTATCATGTCTACAAAACCTCTCACCAAATTTCTGAACGTCAGGCTTACGCCTAGCGATCACAAAGCGTTTCATCGCAAGGCAGAAAAGTACGGGCAACCGTCTGATGTCCTGCGTGAAATAGTGCAAGCGTTCAATACCGACCGACTTGTAATTCAACCCCCCGTAACTCCAAAGGAATCGTTATATGTCACTCGAATCAAAAATTGAAGCACTGACCGCCGCTGTCGTTGCACTGACCGCCAAACTTGAGTCCAACAATGTAGCACTTGCTGCACCAGTGGCACAAGCACCCGCTCCTATAGCAGCACCTGTGCCCGTTGCGGCCCCAGCGCCAGCACCCGTGGCTGCGCCAGCGATGCCTGCTGCGCCTTCCTTTCTCCCCCAAGCAGCAGCGCCAGCAGCCGCCACCGCTGGTGCTCCGTTCAGCGATCCGAAGGGTCTGATCGATTACGTCATGGCTTCTTATAAGGCACTCGGCCCACAAAAGGGTTCCATGATCCAAGGCGTCTTGACCCAACTTGGTTACGCCAACATCAATGACGTAAAGCCCGAGCACTACGGTCAGTTGTTTGCTGGCATCGAAGCGTTGAAAGCCTGATCATGAGCACTCATTCCCAACTAAGCCCCAGCAAGCGGCATCGTTGGGCTGCTTGTCCCGGCTCGATCCGCGAGGAGGCTAAATACCCCGAGGATCGATCTAGTCCTGCGGCCATTGACGGCACGCACTCTCACACGCTTTTGGAGCACTGTCTCAGCGAAGGCGTCACGCCCGAGTCAATGATCGGCCAAGTGCTAAGTGATGACGATGGCTCGTTCAAGGTTGACGCTGACCGCGCCGCCCGAGTCAAGGTTGCCACCGACTACGTGAAAGACCGAGTCGTTGAGCAGCACGGCATGTGTCATGTGATTGCAGAGACACGGGTTGATCCCGCGCACCTGCTTGGTCGCACTGACATGAGCGGTACGGTTGACATTCAAATCCACGGCACTGAGGTTCTTGAGGTCATCGACTACAAGGACGGCATGGGTGTTGTGCAGGTTGAGGGCAATCACCAACTCGAAGTCTATGCGATGGGTTGCTTGGCAATGCTCAAGCTGCCAGTGAACGGCCAGTACCCTTGGAAAAAGGTTCGCCTGACAGTGATCCAGCCCAAGCTGGCCATCAAAGGCATGAAAACCATCATATCGCATGAGGTGCCTACGCAAGCGATCCTTGATATGATCGGCCGAATGGTCATCGAGGGGCAACGCTGCGATGACTCCAATGCACCACTGGTGCCGGGTGACAGTCAATGTAAGTTCTGCAAAGCAAAGGGCAATTGCGCCGCGCTTGCAGGTAATGTAATGAAGGAGGTCGGGATCATGTTCCAGCCAACAGTAACGCAACCACTCGATGTCGCGCAACAGAGCGCCGATAAAGACCCCACTACGATGGACGATGCACAAATTCGTCAGATCATGGAAGCCGCACCCCTGATGCGCCAACTCCTTGAAGGTGTTGAAGCTGAAGCACTGCGCCGCTTGCAGGCTGGTCAATCTATCCCCGGACTCAAACTTGTCAACGGTCGTGGCTCACGCGCATGGGCGCTGCCTGAATCTGACATGGCTGAGAAGCTGGTCAAGATGGGCATCCCCAAGGGCGCGATCTATGAGACCAAACTCGTCACACCCGCCAAGGCTGAGAAGCTGACGTGGGAGAAAAAAGATGGCACAAAGGTTACGCTGACCGAGCGCCAGTTGAACCGCATGGAGCAAGAGTATGTGGTCAAGATGGCTGGCAAGTTGACCGTGGCCCCTGAATCTGATAGCCGCCCCGCTGTCATCACGAATGCTGCACCGTTATTCAGTGCAGTAGAAGCAGCACCCGCTGCCGAATCCCTGCCGTCATGGCTTTCTTAAACTGGAGTAAATGTAATGTCTGAAATCATCTTTTTGTCAAACGTGCGTCTGTCGTTCCCACACCTTGCGGAACCACAAAAGCAGATCAACGAAGCCACGGGTAAGGAGCGCATCTCGTACAACTGCGAGTTCATCATGCCGCAAGACCACGCTGGCTTTGGTCAGTTCATGCAACGCTACGGCGCGTTGGCCTTGGAGAAGTGGAAAGAGCACGCCCAGACCGTCATGGGCATGATTCAGAATGACCGCAAGACTCGTTGCTATGGTCGCGGTGAAGAGAAGGTCAACAAGAAAACTTTCCAACCTTACGATGGCTACGCTGGTCATGTGTTCATCACTGCTGGCCGTGACTCACAGCCACAGATGATCCAAGCTGACGGTTCACCTGTTGACGCTGCCAACTCGATGGCCTACCAACAACTTGCACGCAAGATGTACGGCGGTTGCCGAGTCAACGCTGCTGTGAAGCCTTGGTTGCAAGACAACAAGCATGGTCGTGGCATCCGTTGCGACTTGATCGCTGTGCAGTTCTACCTTGATGACGCACCGTTTGGTGAAGGCAACGTGGACGCCTCTGGCATGTTCGGTGCTGTGGCCGCTGGTGCTATGCCCGGCTTTGCTGCTGCGCATGCACCCGCCATGCCTGCTGCACCGTTCCCCGGTGCTCCTGCTGGCCTGCCACCCTTCATGCAAGGCTAAGTGAATCGGGGGCTGTTAAGCCAGCATTCGAGGATGTTTCTGTAGGGATTTTCTGGCTTTCTCCCCTACCTCGCCGAGACCAAATCGAAGCCCCCACCCAACCGAGTAACCGTAATGAGTAAAACACCTGAATACATTGCATGGGTAAACATGCGCCAAAGATGCAGCAATCCTCATGGTCACAACGCGCACTATTACGCGAATGTTTCTGTGTGTGTCGAGTGGGAAAGCCTTAACCAGTTTGTTGCAGACATGGGATTGCGGCCAAGTCCAAAACATCAGCTTGATCGACGTGACAACACCAAGGGCTACTCTAAAGAGAATTGCCACTGGGTTGACAAAACAACGCAAATGCAAAACACACGAATCAGCAAATGGTGGTTTATTGACGGCGTGAAGTATGCAAGTTTGAACGAAGCCGCGAACGCAGTTGGTGTCACGATCAATCGCATCAAAGCGTGGTGTGAAGGTCGCACCGATGGCGGTTACATCTACCCTCCGAAACTGAATTGCTGGTCGGAGAAAAAATATGAGTAATGATTATGTTTATGATGTGGAAACCTACCCCAACGTCTTCACGCTGGCGGTGGAGCACGCAGAAGCGCCTTTTCAATGGTCATTTGAAATCAGTGACCGCCGCAACGACTCCAAAGAAATCATTGCATTCCTTCAATGGCTCAAAGACACAAACGCCCGACTGGTGGGTTTCAATGTCCTTGGCTTTGATTACCCGGTCATACATACGCTGATCCGCATGGGGCACAGCGATGCCAACACGCTGTACCAAAAGGCAATGGCAATCATCAACTCGCAAGATGACGAGGGTCGTTGGATGCACAACGTCAATCCGTCTGACCGATTCGTTGAGCAGATTGACCTATTCAAGATTCATCACTTCGACAACAGAACACGCTCCACAAGCCTCAAGGTTCTTGAGTTCAACATGCGCTCTGACAACATTGAAGACCTGCCGTTTCCCGTGGGCACAATGCTCAACGCCGAGCAGATCGAGATACTCAAAACGTACAACGCGCACGATGTGTCGCAGACCAAAAAGTTCATGGGTTACACCGCCGACATGATCGCGTTCCGCGAGAAGATGTGCGCCCTATATCCCGGCAAGGACTGGATCAACTACAACGACACCAAGATCGGCAAAGAGTTCTTCACCATGAAGTTGGAGCAGTCAGGTGTTGCCTGCTACGACTACGGCTCCAAAGGCCGCACACCTCGTCAGACCAAGCGCCCAGTGATCCACCTCAAGGATGCAATCCTACCTTGGGTCACGTTTGAGCATCCAGAATTTAACCGTGTGCTGAACTGGCTCAAAGAGCAAAGCATCACAGAAACCAAAGGAGTCTTCAATGACCTCACCGCTGTTGTTAACGGGTTTTGCTTTGTGTTCGGTCTTGGCGGGATTCACGGAAGCCTTGAATCTAAAGTGGTTGAGTCTGACGCTGACCATGTCATCGTTGATCTTGATGTCGCTTCTTATTATCCGAATCTGGCGATTTCTAACGGGTTCTTCCCACAACACTTAGGTAAAGAGTTTTGCGTGATCTACAAAAACTTGTACGAGCAGCGCAAGACTTACCCCAAGAAGTCGGCTGAGTCGGCCATGCTGAAGCTGGCGCTTAACGGCGTCTACGGTGACAGCAACAACCAGTTCAGTGTGTTCTATGACCCGCTGTTCACCATGTCGATCACACTCAACGGTCAACTGCTGCTGTGCTGGCTGGCCGAGGAGATCATGAAGTGGACCGACGCTGAGTTGATTCAAGTGAACACCGATGGCTTGACCGTTCGCATACCGCGCAGCCAGTTGTACGACTTGCAAAAGACGCGCACGCACTGGGAGACCGCAACCGGGTTGCAGCTTGAGGAAGCCATCTACAAGTCAATGATGATCCGCGATGTCAACAACTACATTGCCCAGTACGAGAACGGCTCAGTGAAGCGCAAAGGTGCGTATGAGTACGACATGGAGTGGCATCAAAACCACGGCGCTTTGGTGGTTGCCAAGGTTGCAGAAAAGGTGCTGCTTGAGAATGCGCCGATCCGTCAAACCTTGGAGCAGTGGCCTGACATCATGGACTTCATGCTTCGCGCCAAAGTGCCACGGTCCAGCTACTTGGCAATCGAGCGTGACGGTGTGACTTCGCAGTTGCAAAACACCACGCGCTACTACGTTGCCGAAGGTGGTGGCCGACTGTTCAAGTGGATGCCACCGCTTGCCAAGAACCCCGGTGTCTGGCGCAAGATGGGCGTGGAGTCTGGCTGGGGCGTGCAGCCCTGCAACGACATTCGTGATGCTGGCAAGTTGCCAGTCGATTTTGACTATTACATTCGAGAAGTGGAGAAGTTATGTCTGGGACTAGCGTGAACAACATTCAGCACGGCGGCACACATTACAAAGACAAAGCAGTGCAACCGTGGGACTACATCATTGGCAACAACCTTGGGTACTTGGAAGGCAACGTGGTGAAGTACGTGAGCCGTTGGCGCGACAAAGGCGGCATCCAAGATTTGCAAAAAGCCCGACACTACCTTGACAAACTGATCGAGGTTGAAGGCCGCAAACTGGATCAGGAGTGCGGCAATGCTTGAGAAACAAATTGAAGCCAAAGTCTGCGACTACGCCAAAACCAAAAATGTGCTTGCGTACAAATTCACCAGCCCCGCACGGGCTGCTGTGCCTGACCGTATGTTCGTCGCACCTGATGGGCGTGTGTGGTTTTGTGAATTCAAACGCGCAGGACAAAAGCCCACCGCCGCCCAAGAACGAGAACACCTGAGACTGCGTGACCACAAGGTCAACGTGTTTGTGATTGACAACGTCGATGAAGGCAAGACCATGATCGATCTGATGCTTGTTGAATGGATGCGAACATGCTGAACGAATGGCGAGACATTAACGGCTTTGATATGTACGAAGTCAATACTCATGGACAAGTGCGTCGCAAAGCACAA